GTTTAGGTTTCCTTCATTGTCAAAAAGTGGCACTGTCATAACAATCTTAAAGTTAGCCATCGGACTAATGGTGATGTGTTGATTGTTGCTAGGTGTTAAATAAGGATCATCTGGAGAAACAATCACAGAGTTAGCAAGGACTGTTGCAGGTGGAAAAGCAAAAGTCTGCCACTTAGCGTTATCAACTAGAGCAGTGGCTAATGTGGTGCGTAGGGTAGTAACTGCAACAGGCATCAGCCCACCATTGAGTTAGGCGATAGCGCGTGAGCGATCAATCCTCGCACCTTAGCGAGAAGCTGTGCGCTCATTCGGTAAGGGCTTGGCTGGAAATCGACAGCATTTGACCCGCTCAAAGTTGCGGTGCGTGCTTGCCAGATTTCAACAGATATCATGAGAGCTGCTTGCTGAATTGCTAAATCTGCTGACCAGTCCACATAAGTGTCTGCTGTGACTGTGCCGAATGGAAGGACTGGGTGCTCTACTGCTGGAGTGTTGTTATTACCAGTAATGTTAAAGGTGATGTTGTAATCGCCTACTCCAGTGAGAGTCTTATTACCATTAAACTTTGAACCGTTGCCGCCAATATTAACAGTCTGACCTACATAGAAAACCTTCTCCACTTTATCCGCAAAGTAAAGAGTCCCCGTTGTTGCTGTGTTGCTATGTGCGATGTTATAGACAACATTAGTCCAGAGCATAGGCAGTAGAACTGCATCTGTTGCATCACAGACTTCTTGCAAGGTGGCATCTGGGTACAGCGTACCGACTCCGAGGGTTGATCGGAGTTCTGCGACTGTGGTTAATGCCATGATTTCCTTTCTAAAGACTCTAGGGAGTCAGAGGGCTACTGACCCCCTAGAGCGACTTAGTAACCTATTAAGTTAGGTTGAACTTACGAACGCCCTTACCTGACTTAGCAAGATAGATTGCTAGGTATCCGTAAAGGTTGATCTCGATCTCGCCTGTTGTCAAAACATTGACACGAAGCTGTGTCTGTGGTGATTCCCAGACATATACTGAAGATGGTGCAACCAAGAACGCTGAGTTATCGATTACGCCAGATGCAGCGATATTGTGATCCACGATTAGGTCTGTGCCTAGTACATTGCCACGAACAGATGTTGCTACTGCATTACCTGCTGCGTTGTATGTTGCGCCTTGAGCTGAGTACAATGCGCGACCTGTTGTGTCTGCGTATCCTGTGATAGCTGCCCACTGGTCAGTTGAAGCAACTAGCTTGTTAGCAAAGTCTCCACCTGTACCCTTGTAAGCTGCTGCGCCTTCTACAGAGATGAATGACTGTAGTCCTGCTGCTGTTGCTGCAGTAGTTGCTGCTGTTGTACCTGAAGCGATGAAAGCGTTTAGAAGTGCTGTATCTGTTGCCTTCTCGTATGCCTTGCGTAGTTCTGTCATCATCAATTCCATGAATGCTGGAGATGAACGATCTACAAGCTCGAATGATACGCGCTGTAGTCCTGAGAACTTATTTACATCTACTGTGTCGTATGCAGATGTCATGCCTGTCTCAGATGGTGCTGAACCTTCGTTTGTGTCTGCAACTGTTGGAGCAGTATCAGCTGAAGATGCGTTTGTGTAAAGGCGTGGAACTGTGAAGCTCATGCCTGAATCAATTAGTGCTGCGCGTGTTGATGCTTCAAATGCTGGACGACCTGTAAAGGTGTCAGTGATGAATGTGTTTAGGTGTGGTGCAAGTGTAAGACCTGTGTTTGTTGATGTTGAATCATCTGCAGCGCGAACGATGCGGCGTGATTCGTCATCGCCTAGAGCTGCCTTAATGTTAGCCTCTAGGTATTGTGCTGAAGTGATTGGTGCTACGCGCTCGCGCACGAATGTAGTTGCTGTTACAACAGTTGGACGAGCAGCTTCAACCGCTGCTGCCTCTACTGGTGCTGCAACTGTCTCTGGAGTATTCTCCACAGCTGTCTCGCTTTCTGTTGGTTGGGTTGGTGCTAGAGGATGTCCTTCGACTTCCTCAGCTGCTACATCGATAACTTGAGCCGACTTAAACGCTGGCTCCGTTACCAAACTTACTTCAAGCAACTTGGCAGCTGATACAAACATCACATTGCCCTTCTGCTTTGACTTAATTACTTCTACGCCTACTGAAAGACCTGACTGCAATCCTTCTTCTGCAAGGATAAGAGCTTCAGATCCACGATTAGATCG